ACAAAAGAAGAAAACGAATTGAGTGAAGATATGGGTGAACCAGATATTAAAGTGCGTCAGACATACACACAAGCATATGCAAAGCATTATAAAAATGCTCTTAGAATGAATCCAAAGGGTGCATCAAGAAAAGCTACACTCATGGCATATGATACAGTAAAGATGAAGCATGGAGACGATGCACATGATGCTCTCAAAGCCTATCATGATAAAAATCAAAATGAATCGTATGAACAGATTGATGAAGAACTTTCTTCTCGTGCAAAGCTAGTAAAAGAACTTTATAACAAAGCCAAAGAAATGAAAAAGAGTAAGAAAGATGTTTTTGAAGCTGATCCTGAAATGGAAATAATGCCATCACCACAATACTCACAACCAAAGAAATAAATAAATGTTTACACAAGACAAAATAACAGTAGCTGTTGCTGAAGCATATAAACAAATGCTTCAGCCCAAAGTCGGGCATATATTCTGTGACATGGATGGCGTACTTGTTGATTTTGAAAAAGGGGCTAAAAAAGCCCTAAACGCTGGTAATCAATCAATTAATGATATTTTGAGAGAGCCTGGAGCTAAACAAAAATTAGCCAAGACAGAAGGATTTTGGGCAAATCTTGAAGTAATGCCCGATGGAATGAAACTATGGAATTTCATAAATAGATATGAACCGAGAATTCTCACAGCTTATCCTTCTTGGGATGAAGTCGGTAAGCACGGTAAAGGAATATGGGTAAAGAAACATCTAAATTTACCCAATAACAGATTTTTTCCCGTAAGAAGAGTTGAGAAACAAGAATACGCGAAAGATGAAAAAACTGGATTGCCAAACATATTGATCGACGATCACAAGAAAAATATTGAAGAATTTAGGGCCGCTGGTGGAATAGGCATTCATCATACTAACACAAACAATACGATTTCTGAATTAAAAAAACTAGGATTTAGATAAGGAGAAAGAAAATGTCTTTATGGAAGTCACAAGATGCCGCTTCTAATGCACCAGTATGGACTGTTGCTAGTGGCTATGGATCTTCAGCAAACGGATTCACATTATACGAAAATACAGATCTTTCTGTAGCCGGAGGCATTGGTATCTATGGCGTAGATACAACTGAAGCCAGAATTGCAACAGGAGAAGGAAAAGATGTAGCTCATGCTGGTTGGAATTTAAGACGAGTTGGTGAAGGTGGTATTGCCACGATCACCGCAAACACTAGTGCGGTAGCCACTAATAGCTATTTAACTATTACTGGTGGTGGAACAGGAAATACACCAGCTAATGTTTATATTCAGGTTAATGCTGCTGGATATGTTATTAACAGTTCCATCACAATAAATGCTGCCGGATTGTATTCTTCTACACCAACAGCAAGACTTGCTACTGGAACTACTGGAAATGCCGTTTTCACACTCACCATGGGTGGTAGAATTGGGCGCGTACAATATGAAACACTTGTTGCAATGGGTTCAATGACAGGTGATGGCAATGATACACTTTTCCCAGATAGTTAATTGAGAGAATGATATGAAAAAATTTACAGAGTTTTTAGTAGAGTCAAATGACGTTGAAGCTGGGCAAGCGGTGAATGCACATGAAATAGAGTCGCATACATCTAATGGTTCTGGCATAGAAAATAGTAAAATTCGTGCTGAAATTAATAGAAAACTTGCTGTGATTTTGGATAAGGACAACAGAAGTGTTCCTGGAAATAATATTTTATCTCCAGAAATAGGATTTGAAAGAATTCGTAAAATTCTACATTCTTATGCAATTGATCTTCCAGCAATACTTGATTTAGATCAAGAAGAGGGTGAAGAGGTTTTTCAAGTTAATCAATTTGGAACTCCTTATGGTCCTTTACCTTCAGGTCAGTATGGCGAAGTGAGGCGTCCTTATTATTTGTACGTTTACTACTTTTTAAATGATGATGGTTATTATGATTTCTTTGCTCAAATAGTTGACGAAGATGATCTTGAAGATTACGTCAACATAACTGGAGATGAAGACGAAGAAGTGTAATTAATGATTGATTTTTTTGATGATCTGAATAAGAATAATTTTTTAATGTATGCGATTAAGGCTTATGATAACCCGAATTGCATACAAAGTGAATTTGAAGAAGATATCAAAAGATTTGATTATTTGAAAAGGCTGATTTATCGCTACAAGGAGTATGGTGAACTAAAAGAGAGATTGATGATTAATCATATTGTCATTCTCTCTAATGTTTTTGGTCCGCATTGTGCAGTCAGAATGTTGTTTTTTAAAATAGAGGAAATTGATTATTCTATTTTAAAAACAATTCTCATTTTTCTTAACATTATGCCAAATATAATAAAGAGTATAAATGGAAAACATATATATTCAGGTGAAATAAAGTTAGACAATAATTTGGTAGAAGTATTAAGGAATATCAAATGAAAACTTTCGAAGAAGTTGCAGCAAATTCAGCAGGTGCAGGAAATGTTGCAGGAATTGGTGTAGGTTTACAGGGCGAACCAGGAGTTATTCGTCGAAAAAAATTTGCTGGAAATGAAGTTTTTACTATTGATGCTGAAAAATTCAATCGCTGTCGAATGGGTAAATCGCGATATCATCGATATGAAACCTATGTTGGTGATGACGATACAGGAAAACAAATAAGAGAATACGGCATTAAAAATCCAGGTAAAGCGATAGTAGTTGAAGATGAAAAAACTGGTGCAATGATGTTTCTTCGTTACGGAAGGAAATAACACATGAGTTTTTTTGAAAAAGCAAAAGATGTATTACTGACGGTTGCTCCTACAATAGCGTCTGCTTTTGGAACTCCTATGGCTGGAGTTGCAACAAAGGCAATTATTCAAGCGTTGGGTTTAAAAGATGATTCTAGCGATGAACAAGTGCAGCAAGCTATTTTGGGAGCCACACCAGAACAAATGCTCGCTCTCAAAAAAGCTGATCAAGAATTTTTAATCAACATGAAAAAATTGGATATTGATCTGACTAAAATTGTTTTGAATGATAAAGATTCCGCAAGACGAAGAGAAATTGAAACAAAAGATTCTACAACAAAAGTTCTTGCATACATAATTTGTGGTTTATATGTAGGTGTTCAATTATTTCTTTTGACACATCAAATTGAATCTGACATGAAAGAAATGGTAATGAGGGCATTGGGAACACTTGACGCAATCATGGGATTGGTCTTTTCCTATTATTTTGGATCATCGATTGGAGAAGTGAAAAATCAAATCGAACGAAAAAAATAAGAGAGAAAATTTGTGGCAGAACTATCAGAACAAGTAAACGAACTCAAATATAAAGTGCAGATGCTAGAGCGAGAAATAGAAAAACTCAATACTTTGATGCAAGATGTGCTTGATAATAGAAAGGATATCTATCAGCTTTTTGAGAACCGTCGAACAGAATTGTCTAGAGAGATAAAAGACATTTATGATAAAATCAATGAAATTGATTGTCTAGACGCAAATGAAATAAGAAAGACACTCGGGCAAATTCAAAATTTAAAATGGATGGTTTACGGTGGAATGTTTGTACTAGGATGGATATTCTCTAACGCAGATTTATCTTCCTTTTTAAAGTTTTCTAATTGAATTGACATTCTACTGTGAAAGCAGTAGAATGTCTCAATGAGCCTTCATCTCGACTTAAAATACATAAATCTCGTTTCCCCAAGATTTGAATCTTTCGCAAAGAAGAAAGATTTTCTCTATTCTTGTCGGTGCCCAATCTGCGGCGACTCGAAAAAGAATAGAAATAAAATGCGAGGATACATCTTTAGAAAAGATAATGGTCTTTTCTATAAATGTCATAATTGTGGAATTGGACTGTCTGTTGGAAATTTAATTCGTCATCTCGATGAGAGTCTATACAAGAAATATATTCTTGAACGATATTCTCAAGGCGAAAATGGAAAGAGTAATTTCAAAGAACCTACATTTACTTTCGCACCAGTTAAATTTGATAAAGTGGGTAAAAAAAGTTATGAATTTGCTCAAATCGTCAGTGATCTTCCTGATGAACATTACTGCAAACAATATGTCTTGAGTAGAAAAATACCAGAGAAATATCATAAGGAAATATTTTTCACTAGCAAGTTTAAATCTTTCATTAATGAATTGCATTCTGATATAGAAGCGAATATAATGGACGATGCTCGTCTCGTCATACCGATATACAATGAGTATAATGAAATTGAAGGCGTCATTGCGAGGGCATTAGAAGCTGCAAATAAACTTAGATATATAAAACTAATCTTCGTTGAGAATCAGAAAAGTTATTTTGGAAAGAATAAAATTGATCTGACAAAGCCTGTCAGAATAGTTGAGGGTCCAATTGATTCTATGTTTATTCATAATTGTCTAGCAAGTGGTGATTCTTCTCTCACGAGAGTTGCTGATAATATAGAAGCTGATGATATTACGCTTATCTATGATAATGAACCTAGAAATGTTGAAATTGTAAAATTGATGGAAAAGGCTATCGACAAGAATTATTCTGTAGTCATCTGGCCAGATTATGTTGTAGGTAAAGATGTGAATGAAATGTTGTTGAATGGTTTCAACATACAATTAATTGAAAATATTATAAGAGAAAATACATTTCGGGGGCTAAAGGCTAAACTGAAATTTACAGCATGGAGAAAATGTTAATGAATATAGTTGAAAATTACGATAAGAGATCGGTAAAGTTAATCAGTTTTAGTCAGCCCACCTCTGAATTTTTACTTGATAATAATCTTGAATATAATGGTTCAATTCAAGATCTTGTTGTGTACTGCGCTAGAGTTTCGAATCCGACGAATCAAAATAACATGGAAACGTCTGATAGACTCGTTAATTATCTTATTCGTAATAAGCATTGGTCGCCATTTGAAATGGTGAATGCGTGTATCGAGATAAATACTACTAGAGATATTGCAAGACAGATTCTTAGGCATCGCTCATTTGCCTTTCAAGAATTCAGTCAAAGATATGCTGATCCGACTCAGCATTTAAATTTCGTTTATCGTGAGGCCAGACTTCAGGACAATAAGAATCGTCAAAATTCAATCGACACTGATGATACAGACCTTAGATTGAATTGGGAATATTGGCAAGAAGAAGTAATAAATGCTGCTCAAAAAGCATATGAGTGGGCAATAAAAAATGATATTGCAAAAGAGGTTGCCAGAGCCGTTTTGCCTGAAGGGCTAACTTCTTCGAGAATGTATATGAATGGAAGCATTCGATCATGGATTCATTTTATTGAGGTGAGAACACATGAATCAACTCAAAAAGAACACAGAATAATTGCAGAGAATTGTGCAAGAGAACTTGCACGAATCATGCCTGAGATAGTAAATTTCGTCTTTAAAAAATAAAAATAAGAGAGTGTGTATGGCAACCAAAACAAATTACATGGAAATTAATATTGACTACTCAAGAGACAAATTGTTTGATGAGTTAGGATTGAAACGATTACGCGAATCATACATGCTCGATTATGAAACATCACCACAAGAGAGGTTTGCGTATGTTTCAAAGTCTTTTGGTACAGATTTGGCGCACGCTCAAAGACTGTATGACTATAGTAGCCGTCACTGGTTGTCTTACTCTACTCCTATCCTGTCATTTGGTCGTAGTTCTCGTGGATTACCTATCTCATGCTTTTTACCGTATCTTCATGATTCCGCTGAAGGGCTTGTGGACTGTTTGTCAGAAGTCAACTGGTTGTCTATGCTTGGTGGCGGCATTGGCATCGGCGTTGGGATTCGTTCTTCTGATGAAAAGTCTACAGGTGTTATGCCTCACCTTAAAATCTATGATGCATCTTCTCTAGCATATCGTCAAGGCAAGACACGCAGGGGTTCATACGCTGCATATCTTGATATTTCACATCCCGACATTGTGATGTTTATGGATATGCGAAAGCCTACTGGTGATCCGAATATGCGTGCGCTGAATTTGCATCATGGTGTAAATGTTACAGATGATTTCATGCAAATTATTGAAAAATGTATGTTAGATCCTGAAGCTGATGATTCATGGAATTTAATTGACCCACACTCAAAAGAAGTACGAGAGACTGTATCAGCAAGAGAACTATGGCAAAAGATTCTAGAGACAAGAATGCTCACAGGCGAGCCATACATTCATTTCATTGA